CCCAATTTGAACATTCATAGCAGACTTACAACGCACTTCTACACACAGTCACTTTGAGCTGTTTCCCAACGCCACAAGCTTAGAAAGCCTGTGACAACAACAAAATAAATTGAAAACCACAGACCCTGTGAGCTGCACCAGCATGTCATTCAATGGTCAGGAGAGAGGGATCGAAGAGATCGATCCCACATACGACCATGCGTCAGTCGATATGTTACAGTACTTGTGTGACACTCGTGACCTCAGAGACACTAACCGCCCAGGCGATTACAAACACCCGAAGGCTTGCTTTTTCACAGACTTCAACCTTGACTATTATCTGACTGAAACCGACAAAGTTTTGCCGAAATTCGATGTCACCTTCACCGAGCTCGACAGCCATGACGCTAGGGCCACTCTCGCTCGATCCCAGATGCACCCTATAGAACGCGGTCGCCTCCACACCTTCTACGATATACATGTGACCTTCGCACCTGAGGACAATCCTGATATGGAGAGACTGTCCATGATGTCCTCTGTATCCTCTTCTTCTGTGTCCGACTTCCACATCATCTGGTCAGGTTCTCAGATAAGCAAAGCCAGGCACGAAATTGTCTGCAAGGCCCTCTCTTCCATCCCTACTGACACACCTTTCGGTCAAGTGTTCGGGTCCAAGGATCCTGCAGCCGACAAAACTCCAGACTTCATCGTTAAGACTAAGGTTGCGAGGAGAGTTGTTGAGGTTGCAACCACCTCAGAGAACAGCTGGAGCGGTCTGGAGTCAGAGTGGAACCGCAAATCCATCAAGTATAATAGTGCTGACATGAAGTCTCGCGACTTAACTGCGTCAACCAGCTACGACATCATCATTGTTTCGAGGGACAAGGTTATGACTTCCTTCAGATTCAGACCGGAGCACATGGAGAACCTCGTCGCCCACTTTCAGTTTGGTGAAGCCATTCTCGCCCATGCCACTAGGTCTGTTTCTCCCGCCATCAAAGGTCTGGACAACCAGAGATTCGACAAGGCGATCTACCAAGAGCTCATTAACTCCATCGAGAGGGCATCCATGTGCGCTGTTGATGGTGACAGCATCTACAGTATCAACAATGAGATGATCTTGGCTTGGCAAAGCCTAGACAGGAATAGTGACTACTACAAGACCACTCTGTCCAAGCACATGTTCGGTTTGGTCAACGAGTCCTGGGAGGATAGGAGCAAACACCTCCCGATCAACAAATCTGAGATTATTAGAATGCAGGCCTCCGACATTGCCCTGGCCACCAAAAGGTGTGACAAATTTCTCGCTGACTGCAAAGAGCACGCGCTAAAGCTTGTCACACCCAGGAAGGATTTTCACGTCGATTTTGACTTATACTCGAAGGAAAACCTTGCCACCGGTTGCCAGGAGAAGTCTAGGATGAAGCCGGTTGCGGTGGTCCCGTACCTCATCGCCAGGAAAAAGTTCTCGGAGTTCACATCGGACCGATCTTCCCTGACTGACTTCAAGGGTGATGATAGGCCCGACTTCAAGACGTCGGAGCCCATCAAGAGAATTTGGATGGCTGCGCTTCTTGATATGGACGAGAAGTCAAAGACGCATCCCGAGTTCTTCCGAAGGTACGACAAGTCCCTTCTCAGGAAAGTTTTGGTGGACGGCTCCGACGTCGAGAAGATCAACGAGACTACCGAAGAGAAAGTGGCTAGGGAGCTCAGACAAAAGGAGCTAGACGACAAGTTTGCCTTACTATCGTCGAGAATCTCAAAGGGGGGCGAGGACTCAAAACTGGCCAGGGCTGAGAAGGAGAAGTTGAAGGAGGAGACAGACATTGGCGCTGTCTCCGATGAGCTAAAAAGACAGAGAGGAAGAGTCGAGCCTAAGATCTCTTACACTGACGAGCTTCACGAAGCTAGGAACGGAGTGAAAGGGAAGTCATTCAAAAGTGACACGACCAAGCTAGCCAAAGAGGCAAGATCATCCCTCCCCTTCTCAATGGATCATGATGTGAGCGATATCAGCAGATTCATCTCATCTCTCGAGCTAATGAAACCTTCCAAAGCATCCACTTCCATGATGGGTGTGGTTGAATCCGAAAAGCTACTCGACCCCGGCCTCGAAGGGGATCTGTCTCCATTGGTGATTAACGCCATAACCAGAAAGTTCTACCGAGACTCTGTCAACACCGAGTTTGGCTTCGCCCTCAACGTCCAGTCCCAGATAATGGAAGAGGTCAATGCGTCAATCCATCAGTTTTGCAGACCCGGTGCGTACATCTTGAAGAAGCTGTTGCATCACGATATATGGCTTTTGATAAGCCCGACATCTCAGGACAAGCACATCTTCTACTCAGTCGCTTGGAAAAAGTCTGATTACCATTTTCTGGGGTCCATTAACAGTTGGGATCCTTCCTCCAGAGTGTTCAGACAACCTGTTCACTCTAATGAAACGGAGAAGTGGGAAGTTTGCGATTTTGTCAGCGTCAACAGACACAGAATCCACGCATATGTCGGTCTGCACTGCTCTTGGGCTGCTTCACTAGCCTTGTTCTCTGAGCTAGAAGGCAAACAACCTGCCCTCGTCATGGCAGACTACAGAAACAACCAAACGGTGCTGAAGCACTCCGCAACCCTGATCCTTTCCGCCATAGAGGGGAAACCCACTACTGCTGCATCTCTGCAGACCATCAGATATGCCTACGGAGACATCATACACACTCCAGACATGTCAGTTGACCCTTTGAAGGAGATGCCTAAAATGACTGACATGCCAAGGTCCAGATTCGCTGTGTGGATTCTTAACAAGGTCATGAGGTCGTTCAAGCTCATGGTTGAGAACAGGCCTTATATGGTCATCAAAAAGACAAAATCAACTGACGATGTCGGCCTCACCACAGGCGAGAACCCGAGCGGCGACAACTTTGTGAACCTCCTTAGCTGGGTCACTGGTGAGGAGATTAAAACATACCAGGAGGCGGTCAATCTGTCCTACTTTGGTGTCGTGAGGAACAAAGATGACGCAGACGAGTTCCACGGATATTTGACCATTTTCGACAAAGTTGCTAAGGAGGAGGATCTGCTGAAAGAGACCGATATCGACTATGCTGGTTATGAGGATCGTGACGACCTTGATTACGGTCACCACGAGTACTCCCCGACTTGGTGCAGAGAAGCTGGTTTCTTGTGTAAGGACTACATCAAGAGATCAAAAGGCACAACCACTGACGAGTCTTTCGAGCAAATGCTTATCGTCGAGTTCTCCAAAGTGGTTGCCAGGAAAAACCCAGAGGAGTACGCAACTTTCAAAGCTTCGGGTGTCAGACCAGACAACATGGACTTCGAGCAAAACACGATCGATGAGAAATCCAAGAAGTGTATTGAAATAATGAATCAGTGGCTTACATCCGAGGTCGTTCCCGGATTGGGTAAGCCTCTCCTCCACTGTCCCCTCCTCATGATCGATGATCTATTGAAGTTTCTAGAAGGCCACAACGGAGGCGGATTGTTTGCGACTTTGTTTAAGAAGCTCCAGCTCACTGGAGTTCGCGAGATATTTATCCTGGACCTGTACTCAAGATTGGCTGTCAACTTCATGGAGGAGCTGTCTAGGCTACTTGGTTCATGGTTGCCGGCCGAGATGATGACCAAAGGCAACGCCAAACACACAGAGAACGGCAGACACATGATCAGAGTCGAAAAGAGGTCAGCCATGCTAGACATCTCAAAGAAAGACATGGAAATCATGAGCTGCACGGACTCCGATGATGCCACCACCTGGGCGCAGAAGTTCATTGTCTCATGTTTCGGTGCCTACTTCTCTGCAATTCTCCCAGGGAAGCTAGCTACTGTCATATACAGGATCCTCAATCTGTTCATCAACAAGAAGCTTCGCTTACCACACAAGCTCCTCCTGAAATGGTACAAAAACCCCACAGTGAACCCCAGCAGTGAGAACATGGTCAAGATCAAGAACCAATTCTTGAACAAGGACGGTGAGCACAACCTAGCTCATTTCATGAAGAGAACTCTCATCAACCAATCCAACATGATGCAAGGCATCCCACATTACACCTCCTCGATATTCCACACAGGCCACACTATGGTTCTGGCCAAGTCCAACAAGATGCTGTTTGAATTCTGGAAGGAGAAGAAAAACATTACAGACGCTGAACTTCTCATCACCAATAACATCTCCTCAGACGACTCTGCTGTCAACAGGACCATCATCGGTCCCAAGTCAAAAAGGCAGGAGATGAGACTTCTTCTGTTCCTGATGAGCAGAATGAAAAACAACTCTTACAAATACATATCTGCTAAGCAGAGCTACGAGAAGTCATCGTCGTGTGTCTTCTACCCCATCAGAGAATTCAATTCATTGTTCGCGGTTTGGAACACTGAAATAAGCCCGAAAGTCAAGTTCACCATGGCTTGTCTTTGGCCCCAGACAGCATCGAGCTTCGATGACAGGGTGGCCACGTGCTCCAATCTTAGGAAGCAGATGATCGAGAACGGCGCCTCTCATCACCTCGCCGGTGTTGTGCAATGCGGCCAAGAAGAGCTACACTACACTCTGCTTGGTCTAAACACATCCCCAATGTTCAGAGAATTCTGCGCGAAACTTAGGCAATTTCCCCACCCCGCTTATGGATATTTCCCTATTGAGCCTGAGAGGTTGTGCGGATTGTTCGGAACTGATTTCGCTGAGTACTTGTTGCTAAAGTGCTCTAAAACAGCAAGAATCTCTTTAAACACAATGCTCACAAGAGGTGACCCTGTTGCCAGTGAAGACGCCAAGCCAAGCAGTGGCGTCATGATGGATTTCGGAGACTTGAAGAGAACCTCTGAGTTCCATGACAGAATGATGTTCCCTCCTGACTGGAAAGACGAGCCCTTCAAGAATGGCAGGGCTTATGAGTATCTCATGCCTTCTAAGACAATCGAGCAGTCGCTCTTTAAAGTCAGAGAAAGAGCCAGCGGCCCTTCAATTGCGGACAACTTCAGCTTCAAGACCTCGTCCCAGGTCATGGCTGCCTCTGTTTATTGCCTGGTTTTTAAAGGCGCCTCTCAAGTAATTCACAAGCTCGTCGATGGGAAGAAGACAGTGGTCAAGGAAAAGGGCGGGCTGATCAGCCTTTTGGACGCTTCGATCAACTTCTCCTCTCTTGAGTGTTCAGAGGACCAGATCTCTCTTGTGTACCCCAACTCTGTGATGTTCGACATTGCAATAGGCGAGCTGACGAGATTCCACCTCGAGGTGCACGAGTACCAGAAGACAGGGCTCCTCCCCGAGAAGTTCAACATCCTAAGAGTAGGTTCTCTCGCTCAGCCATCCGAAACCAGGACTCTGCTTGAGACCATGAAGTGCATTTGGTTCCCAGAGAAATTCACTAACATCATGTCTAGAGCAGAAGCAGATTTCAACTTTCAAAAACACAAGAAAGTCTACCCTTGGCTAAGAGGATCAGTCGAAGAGACGATGGCCGAGCCCGCGAACCCGTTCAAGAAGGCTTACGATCTGTGCAAATACGTAGTGGGAATGAGCACTAGGAACAACTCGTTCAAGATTCTTGGTCCCTGCCGACCTGGTTCTCAGCCTTTCATGGTTGTCAGATCCTCAGCTTCCTACAACTTTGTGAAAGGATGGGAGCTGAAGCCAATTGCAGTGAGGACCAAAGAGGACTCAATAGAGATCATCAAGGAAGAGATGAGGGAACTCGGAGAGTCATACGGGCTCAAAAACTACTGGTCCAGCTCCATGGTGCTGAGCGACCTGGAGTTGGCGAAGAACGACAAGTTGCTGAGGGACAAAAATTCTCTTCTCTTGATGTGCTCTGAGATCCCGATGCTTAAAGAGACCGACAGATCCAAGCTTGCAAAGGCGATTTTGACCATGCCCGACGACTACGTACCGATGGTTCTGTCCAGAACCAAGAGCGCCAGCAGAGGACCAATGAGACTCCTAGCGTATGCGATAGATGTTTTCAACAAGAAGATCACTCTCAGTGAAGCTGTTAAGAACAGCACTTTCGCTGAGTTTGGGTACTGGAGGCTCCCGCAGTCCTCAACCGCAGTGGATGGGTCCAAAAAATGGTTCGGACATGGCGAATATCATGGATGTATCGGAAGAATCAACTACAAAGTGTACGTAGGTTCGAACTACTACAAGGGATCTGAGGCCATCGACACAACAGACGAGAGAGCCAAGCTCATGATCAGGAAGCGGGAAATTTCCGAGGTGATGAACTATGTGAAATACATCGAGCTGGACATGGAGTCGGACAGAGATGGTGAGTTGTACAAGTCCATCAAGAGAGTTGTGTACATGATGAAGGCGATGAATTTCACAGTTATTGGGAACAAGCCGTCTGCAGTGTACTACAAGCCCATAGACGGTGTTCCTGTTAAATCATGGGATTACAATGTGAGTGCCTTCATTGACAAGGAGGATGGCAATGTCATGATTTACAACAACAGAGTCAGACAGCCCCCCATTCAGACATTGTCACTTGGCATGGAGGGCGAGCGAGCGGCTCAAAGACTGTTCTCAAAACTGAAATTTGACATTGTTAGAGGCAGACTTCGCATCAGCTCCGTGAACACATCAGCCTACAACGAATCCATGGAAAATGTCGACAATTCCGAGGAGAGCAGGAGTGTGGGTTCCTACAATTACGACGTTCTACCAGACAGAACAGCGTTTGGTTCGATCGACGAAGAGAACGTGAAGAGGTTCTTGTTCACACTCCAGGAGCTCGACTACAAGGACGCAAAAGGTCCCATGGCTTGGGTGAAGAACTGGTTTAAATCTCAGAAGATGTCGGCAGAGGGGATGACTGCATGCTTGCTCAACTTGAGGACTCTAAGCATCTCCGAGTTCGTAGATGAGAGCCAACAGGGTCCACACCTGGAGGAGGAGGATGAGCGAAAGGTTGAGCAGCCATCCTCATCATACAAGTCAGACAACGCATCGTGGAGATCAGCCTCCGTCATCACGGCAAATGAGGCTGATATGAACAGCTCTGGGGTTGATGACGACACCAAGTTTGTGATGATTCCAGCCATAAAATACGACCCAGCCTCCAAGCAATTCAACGTTAAAGAAGTGGAGGCGCCTCATTTGACGGAAGAAGAGGTCGAGGAACGTGCTGAGCTGTACTTCCTCAGGACAGGAAGAAGGATGAGGAGAAGAAACTTGATAAAGATGCACACCGCATACGGAGAGATGGTGAGTAGAAACGCATCAGACACGATAAAGTTCCTCAGGGCAACATTCTCTGCGACGCTCCTTTCCAAAGGGTTCATCCAGAGCACTCCGGACATTGGAGGAATACTGACGCAGAAAGTCAGCGACAGCGATGCAACCTCTTTCAACCTTGATGCTGTGTACGACAAATTCAAGGAGATGACAGAAGGGCTAGCTGCCACCAGTGACGTCAACGCTGACATAGGATATGATGATGATGATGACGGATACCACCCTGTGGATGTCGGCTCCTTCGATGAAGACGATGCCATGGAGATAGGATTGGACGTTCAGGACCTCACTGGGAGAGACACAGGCATAAACAATGATGTGGATAGCATGGGGATTATGTCTTTCATGGACGGTTCACTAGAATTGGGTGACGACTCGGACGGTCTCGCTGACGTTTTTGATCTAGAAAAGAGATCTACAGCCACAAAGTCACAAATAAAATCATCCACAGATCTATCTAGAAAGCCGTTGGTCTCAACTTTGGGGTACACAACCAACCTGTGGGATCAATACCTCATAACCTGCCAACACCACTTCGCCGTGAAGTCGTACGACTTCAACAGAACAGTTAGAGAGAAAAGGAAACCATACAAGATCGACGAAGTCTCAGGCGCTGAAGGATACTTGTTCAGAGGATTGTCCTCCATGATAGGTTACTCAGAGGACAAGTACAACTCCGATGAGGAGGACAGTTACACACCCTCAACTGATGGATCAGACACAGATGAGGATGAACTCGGTGGCATGTAATCCACCCAAATTTATGATCTCTTGCATCACCAATGGGCATGATATAGTGAAAAGCAGCAAACAGTAGGTTTTGGTTTGAAGTCTGCTAATTAGTAACTATGATGGGGAGG